CCGTTCAGTCTGCTGGAACTAGCAAAAATCGGCGGGCGTGACACGCTGGTACCAGGCGTCCCTTACAACGAGACAACCGGAGAAATCAACCCGAACATCCAAGTATCTGCGCTATTTACTGCGGGCAATATCCTGGAAGATTCTTACAAAGAAGAATTTCTGGATTACGGCGCCAGTGTGCAGGACACGGTTGTGTCAGCCATTTACCGCGACACGGAAAACAACGACGTGTTCCCCCGTAACGCCAGTGTCCAAGTCCATCTAAAGGAAGTTGATCCAGATGCAGCCGTACTTGAGACACTTGATCTTTCCCAGTACGTAACACGCCGCGAACAAGCAATCCTGCTGGCAAAGTTTTTGTGCCTCAGCAAGCACTACATCCGCCGGGCAATCGAGTTCAAGACCTTCCCTACTGACAGTCCCGTCTTCCCTGGCGCGTACATCTATGTCGAAATTGGCCTGAACCAGTGGAACTCGATTTATAGCGGACGGGTAGAAGACGGCGGCTTCTTAAACGCACCGTTACCGCGTCAGGTGCCAGACGGTCAGTACACAGTATTCCTGTACCGGCAAGGCAACGGCACTTTTGCCTGCACCAACGTCCAGGTTGCCAACGGTTACGCACCGCAAATCAAAAGCTACGAAGGTGCGCTCTTCGTATTGGGCAACGCTATTCTGAGCAAGCGCGTATTCCGAGTCACGGAAGTGATCATGGACGAGGAAGGCGAAACCACGATCAAAGCCGTGGAACACCAAACCGATTCCAGTGGACGGTCGCAGATCGCCAAACGATTGACCAGCGCCAACGAGTTTTACGTGGATGGTGCGCTTAGCTAGACTGCTAGCACAGACCACACTTTGGCAGTTCGATGGGCTTCTACACCGGGCGCACCGGCGCCATGTACTTTTACGACAGCACTGAAAATCTTTCCAGTGCAGTAGCTGGCGCACCGGAAGCCAACAAAAAACTGCTGAAATTGCGTGACTGGTCCATCGAAACCAGCTTGGAGCTGCTTGAAACTACAACCATTGATACTGCCGTAAAGAGCTATACACCCGGCATGGTTAGCGCCACTGGCAGCGCCACGGTGCTGTACTACAGGAGTGAAGCAGGTGATGTCGGTAAGCAGTTCAACAAGCTTCTGGACAACATCATGAAAACCAGCACCGCAGGTATTACGACGTCAGATCGGTGCGGTTTTATCCTCCGAGCTGGTACGCAAACAGGCACGGGTGTTGACATTAAAGACGATATTGCGTTTAACGCTTATATCACCAGTGCCTCTGTACAGGTAGGTACAGGCGAACTTTCTTCTGTAGCGATTCAGTTTACGGTTGACGGTCCTTTCCTGGAAATTATTGATAACTGATGACCTACTTTATTGGTAGTGCTGGTAATGTCCGCTTGCGGCGAAACGCTGCCATTAGCGTTGCGTCTGAAGTTCGGTCTAGCGACATAAACACAACATTAAATCGGGTTGGCTTTGATAACGCACTCGACAACTTGCTTACAGGAGACCGTCTACAAATTTGGACAGACGACCCTCGGGGACTGGTATTTTTCCCTACAACTAGCTGGGTAGACGGGGAAGGTGTAACTCAAGCTGTTTTTTCTCAGTACGTAAACGTAAACGCCGCAGGTGGCGTACGCTTTTTTGACACGTTCCAAGCTGCTGTCAACAACGTTCGTTCGGAAGAAATTCCTGTCCAAACGTTCGCTGGAGATCCTCTGCGTGTGTATTACACAGTTAGTGATGTTACTGCTAACTTGCTAGGGGATGTTACCGGCTACTCCTTCAATACTGACCGCGAAGCAATAGATACAACAACTCTTAGCGACAAGTACAAACAAATGTACTCAGCCGGAATCATTAGTGGTAGCGGCAGTATTGACTGCATCTTTAATTACGAAACCAGTGGAGTAAAAGAAACGCCTTTGCTGGCACTGCAGCTTATTAACCGTGTAGACATCGGCAGCGAGTGCGACATGCTGCTAGCAATTACTGACAACGACAACGACCCGCAGCATCCCGATATCTACTACGAGTTCACAGCAGTAATCACGCGCTCGGGCCTTCAGGTCAGTGCTGGAGAGCTGATCACTTGCACAATAGACTTCCTGACTACGGGCGAAGTCAAGCTCTTGGTGGGCCGCCCAAGCGGCTACATTCTTAAGGAAGACGACTTCCGCATTAAACTGAACCAGAGCCTTGACTTCCTGCTGACGGAAGTAACCGACTAAGGAATCGCTATGGCAGACCAGAGGATTACCCAGCTCACAGCCCTCGCCAAGGGCGATGTTGCTGCCACCGATGTTCTGCCCATCGTCGACGTAGGGGCGAGCCAGACCAAAAAGGTCACAGCCAAAGATCTGGTTGGTGCTGGACTGGATCTGGTCGACAACGGCGAGATTGACCTTTCCAAGCTGGATCAGACCAGTACCACCAAGCTTGGTACTGTTTCCTTGGCTGATGACGCGATTACTGCAGCCAAGTTGGCTGACGATTCCAGCGTCGCTTACGAGTCGGTCGAACCCACAACCAACAATTTCCAAGGTCGCGGCTACGTCAACAGCACCAGCAAATACCTAAAGGTTTACGACGGCGCCGCCTACCAGCAGGTCATTGCCCCCACTGCCGGCATCGAAGATCTCGCGGTTACCACCGGCAAACTGGCTAACAACGCCGTAACCACAGCAAAAGTAGACGCCGCCGGTCTTGACGCAGCAGCCTTAGCAACCGATTCAGTCAGCACCGTAAAAATACAAAACAGTGCTGTAACTACCGATAAATTAAACGCTTTATCTGTAACCGAAGCCAAGGTTGCTACAGACGCAATTAGCACAGACAAAATTGTAAACAATACAGTTACTTACGCCAAACTGCAGCAAACCAGCGGCACCGACGTACTGCTCGGTCGATCTACTGCTGGTGCAGGAAACGTCGAAGAAATCACCTGCACTGGAGCAGGGCGCGATCTTCTTGACGATGCGGATGCAGCAGCGCAGCGCACCACGCTCGGCCTTGGAACGCTAGCAACGCAAAACGCTTCGTCTGTAGCCATTACTGGCGGCACTATCGCTGGTATTACTTCGCTGACAGCCGCCACTTCAACGCTTGGTGACGCCACTATTACCAGTGGCTCAATTACTGGCATCACAGATCTTGCCGTTGCAGACGGCGGCACGGGTGCATCAGATGCGGCTACTGCTCGCACCAACCTTGGCGTAGCAATCGGCTCTGATGTTCAAGCCTATGACGCTGGCCTTAATAGCATTGCCGGACTTACCACCAGCGCGGATCAAACGATTTATGCCACTGGTTCCGACACATACGCCACCACATCACTGACCAGTTTTGGTCGCAGCCTTATAGACGATGCCGATGCTGCCACCGCTCGAACAACACTCGAACTCGGCACTCTTGCAACACAAAGCGGCACATTTAGCGGCACCCACTCCGGCACAACTAGTGGCACCAATACCGGCGACCAGACAATCACGCTGACCGGCGATGTAACGGGTAGCGGCACTGGATCTTTCGCAGCAACTATTGCCGACGATGCAGTAACGACAGCAAAAATTGCTGACGCCAACGTCACCACCGACCTGCTTGCCGATGACGCAGTTACCGGGGCAAAACTTGCTGATGATTCTTCCACCGTTGTAGACACGACCGATCCCGCCGCACCTGGCGCGTTTGTAGGTCAGCAGTGGATTAACGCCAACACCGGACTAACCCGCATCTGGGACGGCACCAACTGGATCGACAGCAAAGGTGTCCAGGCCATCACCTTTAGCGACACCACTCCGATCACTTTTGCGGTTACATACCCGACCTCAACGTCGGCAACCGTTACCACTACTCTTGATACACAGGCTGCCGCCTCCGTATTCGCCGGTCCTGCATCTGGAGCGAATGCCGCTCCAACTTTTCGCGCACTACAAAGCAGCGATCTGCCTATCGCGGCGACAGGTGTAGTTGGCGCTGTTAGTCCAGGCACCGGACTAAGTGTGGATGGTAGCGGTGTACTAAACCACCTCAACAGCGTTACCGCCGGCACGTTCACAAAAGTAACTGTTGACGCACAAGGTCACGTAACCACCGGGGCAAACCTGCTGGCTTCTGACGTTCCGAACCTTGATGCCAGCAAGATCACCACTGGTACTTTCGGAACGGCGTTCCTCGCTGCAAACAGCGTCACCGCTGAACAGCTTGCGGATTATGGCATTGCCCAAGTAAGCGAAACCGCTCCAACACCGGAGTTTGCCGGTCAGTGGTGGATCAACCCATCTGACCGTTCTGCTTATATCTGGGTCGGTACTGTCGCACCTGTACCGAACGGTTACTGGTTACTCGTCGGTTACGGCAGCCCGACACAGCTCAACCTGCGTTTTGGTGGAACGTACAACGCCAGTACAAACACAGTTGTCACACTTAACCAGTACGGCACTGAAGCCGGCCTGACGGTCGGTCAAGCACTTGGCGCACCAAACAGCCAAAACAACGGCGTTTACTTAATCGTTACAACTGCTGGTACGGGCACAACTCCCGCGCCGACTGTATCCCTTGCCGCAGGCGACTGGGTTTTAAGTCAGGGCACTGGCGCAAACTGGACAAAAATCGCAGTTGTCTCTGGAGCAACAGGTACTTTTAACGACTACGACATTCTTTGCGACGGCACGTACTTCACTCCGGACATGACCGGCGTGACGGATGTACGTGATGCACTGACACTGCTTTGGGGTCGCGCCCAAATTGCAACTACAAGCCAGATCGGCGTCGTTCTTGAATCCACTGAAGTTCTGGTGAATAACAGCACTGGGGAAATGACCATCGGCGTGGTAGACGATGGGACCTACTAATGTCACACAGGACCGAATCGTTTGTTTATAGCGCCGAGCAAGTCCCAATCGGCGGTCAACCTGGCGACGTACTACTAAAAGTCCAAAACGCGAACTATTACACTGCCTGGCGCGACTTCACCTACGTTTTTGAAACGTACGACGTTGTATTAGACGACGGCGAGTACTGACGCCGCTACGATGCCTAGGTAATCCCATCCTGCTGGAGTTAAGGGAATGGCATCGACCCATAAGCACATCCGTAGCAGCACCGCCAATAAGCGCCCAACAACTGCTATTGCTGAAGGTCAAATTGCGCTGAACACCAACAGCGCAAGCCCCGGCTTGTTTTTCAAAGACAGCACTGGCGCCAGCATCATCAAGATCGGCCCAGTACACGTTGGGTCGACCGCACCAAACGCAACCCCAGCAGCAGGCGGCAGCAGCGGCAACAGCACCGGCGAAGTTTGGCTCGACAACAGCCTGACTCCTGTGGGCGTAAAAATCTGGAATGGCAGTGCCTGGGTTAATGCAACTCCAGCAGGCAGCACCACTGTCCAAGGTTTGCTGGAACTTGCCACCAACGCTGAAACACAAACCGGCTCCGACACTGACCGCGCTGTTACACCCGCCGGCTTGCAGAGCAAAGTTAGCGATAGCACCAGCACTACTAGCTCCACCACAATCGCCAGTAGCACCGCAGTCAAAAGCGCCTATGACTTGGCTAATGCGGCGCTGCCTAAATCTGGTGGCACGATTACAGGCAATCTAGAAATTGGCACGACTGGCAGCCTGACTTTTGAAGGCAGTACTGCTGACAATTTTGAGACGACGCTGGCAGTAACCAACCCAACTGCCGACCGCACTATTACACTTCCCGACCGCACTGGAACTGTTATTACAGATGCGGACACTGGTACTGTTACCAGCACGATGATTGCCAATGGCACTATTGTCGATGCTGACGTAAACGCTAGTGCTGCGATTGCCGGTACAAAAATTAGTCCTAATTTTGGCGGACAGAATGTCGTTACTACGGGCAATGTCACTGGAGCAGCACTGATTCCATCTAGTAGCACTGTTCCAACAAATGGTGTTTATTTGCCGTCAGCAAATAACGTAGCTCTCGCCACCAATAGTACTCAGCGCCTGCTTATCGAAGCTGATGGCGACATAAGTATTGATAGCGGCGGTGTGTTTTATGACGCTACTAATAACCGCCTAGGAATCGGCACCACGAGTCCTGACTCTTTGCTACATACCACTGGATCCAGAGACTACACAGGCTCAACCCCTAGCTTGAGTTCGTACGACGTCAATTTTCAATCAGGAACTGCATATGTAGCTATTGGTCAGTCCAATGGAATTCCCACAATCCAAGGGCATGGAACAGGAACTTCTTACAACTTGGCTTTGTGCCCCAACGCTGGAAAAGTTGGTATTGGTACCACTACGACAAATGCAGCTCTTACTGTCAAAGCGGAGACTAGCGTAGCTCCCGTTACCATTAGCGGGCCAAGCAGTGAGTTTGCTCGTATTGACAGCTCCGGCAGGCTAGGTCTGGGGACTAGTGCGCCGAGCGTAAAACTTGAAGTAAAAAGTCCCAGCAGTGCAACAAATGTTCTACAGGTAACCCCAACTACAGGAAGCGGTTATTTCAGGGTTAGAGAGACAGGCGGAAATGATA